GAAAGAGGGTGAGTGAATGGGAATTAAGAAACAAAAGCATAGCGAAGAATATGAACGTGGTTATAGGTGCGGTTATCAAACAGCAGTGAACAAAGGCAAAGACAAAAAGAAAAGCGGTTTAATTGATATTTCCTTAATTCCCAAGCGTGGCAACTGGTATCACATCGAGGGTGACGATAATACGTTTGTATGTCCTTTTTGCGAAACGCATACCGAAACTGAGGGCGATTATTACCCGAAATTCTGTATGGAGTGTGGTGCGAAATTAGAGGTAGTTAGAGAAAGCGAGGCAAAAAATGATTGATTGTTCAAAGTGTATACACAATGAAGTTTGTGCAAACAAGGTAGTAAATGACGGTCTTGGTGGCGAGTGCGGATTCTTTAAGGCAGAACAGCCGCAAGGTGATTTGATTAGCCGCGAGTGGTTGAGAGAGGAGTTTAAAAAATCAAAAAAGATTACTTTTGCAGAAATAGTGAAAATTGCTTGCATTGTTGATAGTGCCCCGACTGTTGAACCTTTTGAACCTGATTATGTTGGTGCTGAAAGATTAAAAGCAAGACAAAGAGGATATGAAGAGGGCTACCACAACGGTATGGAAATGGGAAAAACATTAAACCCTAAAATAAAGCAAGGCGAGTGTATAACTTGCAAGCACCGTGACCCTGAAGATAAGAAATGTGATTGCGGTGCTCAGGAAAGACAGGGCTGTCCGTTTCCTGTTAGTGATGATTACTTTTGCAAGTATTACGAGAAAGGAGGTGCGGAATGAGTAAACTTGAACAGATAGTATGTGATAGGTGTGGGAAGCCGTTTGAGTATAGATTGTCTAATGTTGCAGGTTATTTTAGAAAAGGCATAAAGGTTAGAAACTTTTTCCACTTTAGGAAATTATTTTATGGTAATCCGAGTGGATATGAGTATGGTGACCATGCTTTTGAACTTTGTGCTGACTGTACTAATAAATTAGATGAATTTCTGAAAGGTGGTGCGGAATGAATGACGCAGAATGTAAATTAATCGAGCAAAAGTGTGTTGAGAAAGTCAGAAAGGCTCTAAAAACGCTAACGAGCGGTGAGATATATGACGGAAGAGGCTATCTCAACAAGGTCGGATATGACGCACTTGAAGAAATCGAGGGGCTTGACCTGTTTTGGATATGCGACCCGTTGATTAAGTTGGTAAAGAAAGGTGGTGCGAAATGAAGTGGTATGAAGTTATCGGAGTTTCCGTAGCCCTAATCGTTATCGTGTATGTGGTTTTCGCACCGTGGCTGTCAATCATTGACATACACAAGTCGATTGACCGCCTAACAGACGAGATTAGAAAATGGAGAGAGGAGAGAAAATGATGAAAGGCGGTGCGGAGTGAACGCAAAGAAATGTGACAGATGTGGTCAATTGTATATGCCACACACTTATGCGAATATTGGAGATGCTTGGCGATACAGTATTTTAAGGGACAACCATCCATATGAAGAAGATAGACTTGATTTATGTAATGGTTGTAAAGTTGCTTTGGAAAAGTGGTTAAAATGCGAGGATAGCAAATGATTAAGAAGATAACAAGGACAGTTCTTAAAGAAGTAACTGAAGTAGAGAGCGAGATTATGGTCTGCGATATCTGCGGTAAAGAACTTAAGTATGAAAAGTGGTTAGGTAAAGAAAAAATAGCAAGTTATTATCACATAAGAACAGGACATTATGATTGGGGTAATGACAGTTGCGAAAGTGTTACGAGCAGAGATGCATGTTGTGACGAATGTTTATCGAGATTTACACAAGAGTGGTTAAAAGATGAAGATGTTATCAGCAGTAACACCGCATACATTGAGATAAATAAGGATAGACATGTTTTAAAAGGAGAAAAATCATGAAATCGCAGACAATAGCAGACATACTTGAAGTGTATATTCTTGTATTCTTTGCATTAGCATTCCCGCTTGGTACGGGAATTACTGCATTTTATGTGGATATTTTTAGTGGTTTATTCGTAATATGTCTAGTGTTTACGGTATTAGAGTTTATATTTATTCCACTGTATTTTATATTCAAAAAAGGAGGCATTTATGAAGGTAGTTTGCACTGAGAAAGAACGTGATAAACTGCTTGAGGCACTCTTTATCGGCATGAGACATAAATATGATTGTAAAGACCTTGGGAAACAAGGTGCGTGTGAAGAATGTATTAAGAAGATGTACAGTATAGATTGGGAAATCATAAATAAGGAGGAAAATTAAAATGTTCGTAACAACCAAACGCAGACCGTTAGAAGTTCGCGTAATAGAAGAAGTTGATGACGGTGATTGCTTCGTGCTTGAGACGGCTGATTTAGATGACTTAGATAATGTTTGGATAAAGGTCTTCGCTCCAACAGGCAATATTTTTGTACAGAATGAAAGTCAGGTTGTGCATGCAATGAACGCAGTAAGCGGAAGAATTGCTTGCATGAGTCTTGGTAGTAAAGTGTATGTTTTAGAGCATCAACTTACTGTGTTGACATAAGGAGGAAAGCGAGAATGAAAATAGTAATCAAAGAAGAAGACCGCAGTACGGAGATTGTCAATTTACATGCAGGAGAGGTGTTTACATTAAAGAACAGCCTTGTTCCAATGCAATATAATCACGATGGTTATTGGATAAGGGTGGAAAACTATGAAAAGTTAGATTCTACTGTTATATATGGTGTAAATCTTTCATCAGGTAGATTAGGTGCTTTTAATCTTAACACAGAGGTAATACCAACATTAAGTAAGGCGACGATTACCGTAGTTGCTAATAATGACTGTTAATAAATGAGGTGGTAACATGAATACATTGCACTTAGTGGTAACTACGTTATGTGACCGAAACTGTGTCTATTGTTGCAATAACAAATATGATATTGCTAACTTGGATTATGCAACGGATGAAGATTTTAAGTGGGCAGATATGCTCTGCTTAACAGGCGGTGAACCTTTTGAATACACTAATCCAAGTAATTTGGCTAGGTATTATCGTGAAAAATATCCTAATTTAAAAGCAATTCTTGTATATACTAATGCACAAGAGTTGTGGGATTATATAAGATGTGGTGGGCAGTTATATAACATAGACGGTATAAATATTTCAATAAAAGATGATGCAGATTTAGACTGTTTTGAAAGACATTTAACTAAGGATGAAGAGATACTTGAACTTAGTATGAATAGAGTCTATGATTTTACATGTAAAGTAGACCCCATTAAGTATAAGACATTTAATGTCATAACAAGAAAGTGGCAAAAAGATTTTATTCCTGCTGAGAACTGTCGCTTTAAACGAGGTAATTAATGCGAATAAAATGTGCAAAGAACAAAGTTACATTGGTTTCATGGATTCTGCTCATGCTTTATCCATTAATCTACGTTCCCTTATTGCAGATAGAACAGCCACATTGGTTTCCTGTGTTTAGAGACAGATTTACTCCATTGGATTTTATAAATTACGACACACAGTATCACCCAAAAGGCGTTCCAACTCATACACCAACTCCAATTCCCGTTAATATGAAGACACTTGATAGGGCAGTTACAAGCAAGAAGTTTTTAGAAACAGAGTTTACATATTATACGATGGAGTTTGAATACTTAGGGACTTACTTCATTACTGCATATTCTCCTGAGGAGTGTGGATATAACGGAAGTAATTATCCTAGAGGTTGGACGACAGCAAGTGATACTATTTGTCATCAATCTAGCGATTGGACAACACCTAATACATGCGCAATAGATAGAAGTTATCACAAGTACGGAGAACATCTGTTAGTAGGCGACCCTGATGACCCTGATAACAGGCAAGTAGTGATTACGGAAGATTGTGGACCAGGCGTTAGGGGTCATTGGATTGATATGTTCGTGGACAGTTATGACCAAGTAATTAATTGGAACACACGATATGACAGTGTATACAGAGTCCATTACATAGAGCATACTATGACAGGAAAGGAACTGATGGAATCTATAGATTACGGTATTCTCATAAATAGAAATACGGAGAGGTCTTATGTATATCAACGACACACAATTTGATGTTGAGTTAGAGACAATCATTAAAGAACTTAAATCACAATTGTCTGATAACGGTGTACAGAGATTTGCTAAGATATTTCCAAGTAGTGATGATATTATGGTTTGTTGCCCTTATCATAAAGGTGGTCAGGAAAGCAGACCAAGTGCGGGAATACGCAGGTCTGACGGGAAAATGCATTGCTTGGCATGTGGGGTTACGGTTGGGCTTGATGAGATGATTGCGAATTGCTTTGGCTATAATGACCCTGCTTGGGGATTCAGGTGGCTTTTAAGCAATTTTTCTACTGTGTCTGTTGAAGAACGTAAGGATATTAAACTTGATTTAAGCCGTGACACAGTAATGCCTCAGAATGTTCCAAATTTTGTATCAGAAGAAGAGTTGGACAGTTATAGGTATTATCATCCTTACATGAGGCAGAGAGGGCTTATAGACGCTGTAATCGAGTTGTTTGATATTGGCTATGATAAGAAGACTGACAGCATTACTTTTCCTGTTAGATGTTGGGGAGCAGTAAATAACGGAAAATGCATGTTTGTGGCGAAGCGTCGTATTAAGTATAAACGGTTTGATTTACCTAAGGGCATGGAAAAACCGTTGTACGGACTTTATGAAGTGTGGAAAAACATAGAACTTGGCGCGGATACAACTGAAATTTATGTTGTTGAAGGATTATTTGATTGCCTTAGGTTGTGGTGTAATGGTAAAATAGCGGTAGCAGGTTTTGGCTGTCTTTTCAGTGATTACCAAATAGAACTTCTTAAGGGTTTGCCTGTCAGAAAACTTATACTTGCACTTGATAATGATGAAGCGGGAAGACGCGCAACTAAAAAACTCAAAAAGCAAATAACAAATAAGATAGTCACGGAAGCCGTATTACCTAAAGGTAGAAAAGACGTAGGTGAATGCACGGATGATGAAATTGATAACTTAGAGGAGGTTTGGTAATGATTAGATATTGGTGTGACCACTGTGGTAATGAGATAAAAGAACAAAAAGATGTGTCAACTGTTTCAATGGCGTGTTTAGAAGGTGAACAGTTTCAATTATGCCGTGAGTGCAAGAGCAAGTGGGATGACATAGAACAGGACTATTGGGAAAAACAATCTGACTTGTCTGCAAAGTTTGAAAGCGCACGCATTGAGTTTCTTAATGGAAAACATTAAATTATGGAGGTTTAGAGAGTGGAATACATTATTATGGCAGGAAGTACATGGAAGCCAACACGTCATCTATCTATGATATACGGGGAAACTCTTTTAGATAGGACAATAAGGCTCTTGATGGAAAACGGAGTAAGTAAAAAGGATATTTACATCACACCTAGTCAGGAGTTAAGAGACATTTTGCTTAAGCGGGAATTACCTGCACGACTTGTAATGTTTAATCACAATAAGACAGGTTTGTGGTTAGATTGTTTCTTTAGGCGTACATGTTCTTGTGTATATCTTTTTGGAGATGTTGTATATTCTCCTGAAGCAATAAACACAATTGTAAAAACAGAAACAAACGATGTTGAATTCTTTGCATCTGCACCACCTTTTTCTGCACAATATTCTAAGAAGTGGGCAGAGCCTTTTGCATTTAAGGTGGTAAATCAAAAACACTTTAAGATAGCATTAGATAAGACAATTAAGTTACATGAGGATAAGAAGTTCAAGAGAAGCCCCCTTGCTTGGGAATTATGGCAGGTAATCAAGAATACTCCACTTAATGATATTGACTATACCAATTACACGGTAATCAACGATTACACCTGCGATATTGATGAAATTGAAGACATTTATAAGTTTGACGGCGGTAACGAATGGCGTATTACATGATACATGTATGTAACCAAAGACTGTGGTATGTGCGGGACTTCTTAATTCCGTCTATGCTTGAGCAGGGAATAGAGCCTGACCATATTCTTGTTTACCGTGATAAGAATAGTATAGGCAATTTAAGAGCATGGGTTGATAGTTGCAACAGATTGTATACACAGTGCGCTAGAGATGACATAGACGGAGTGTGGCATTTGCAAGATGATGTTGTAATATGCAAAGACTTTAAGGAAAGAACAGAGAATTATGACAGCGGGATTGTTTGTGGCTTTACTTGTATTTATAATGTTATGCCTGTTAGTGGTCGTTTTAAGTTAAAAGAAGAAAAAATGTGGTATAGTTTTCCTTGCATCAGGATTCCAACATATGTACTTAAAGGCTTTATAGACTGGGCAAACATAAATCTTTGGCAGAGTCAGTATTTTAGAGAAAACGTGATGCGTAATAATGCTGATGATTTAGTCTTTAGAGAGTGGCTGTATGATAATTATAAAGAGACACAAGAACTTAATCTTGCACCAAATCTTGTAAATCATATTGACTATCTTATAGACGGGTCAATAGTAAATAAGGGAAGAGACAGAGATACGACATCTATCTTTTGGGAAGACAACGAAATGCTTACAAAGTTAAAAGAGTCAATTGATGAGTATAAGAGGATTAAGAATGATTAACGGCAAACACATTATATCAGCACAAAAATTGCTTAGGAAGTTAGAAAGTGAGCCTGTGAAAGTGATAAACGAACAGGGCATCGTTTCTTGGCAGGTCACATATAGCAACAGCAGTTATGTTGAGTTGCTTAAGATAGTTGAAGCCGTAGCAAATACGCCTATGGGCGATTACGATAATTCAAGTTACACACAACCTGAAGTGAAGCAATTTATATCAACCACAGATTATCACAGGGATAAGATTTAAGGTGAGTTGACAAAACTTTATTTGGAGTGTATCATAAGCATATAGATACAAACTTGAACAACTTTAAAGGAGAATAAACAATGTACGATGATGATTTTTATGGCGAGCCGTCTAAATATGATGAAATGGTAGACGAATTTAAGGCAGTTCTTAGACAAGAGGTCAAGGAAGAATTTCAGGCTGAGATGGCACGTCTTAAGGAAGAAAACGACAGACTTCAGGACATTAAGAAGAATTGGAATGCTAAAGTTGCAGAGTTGGAATACATGAAAACTCAGTTGAAGCGTGAGATGGAGACTGCAAAAGAAGATGCAAGAAGAGCAAGATTGTCAGAGTTGCTTATCCCATATCTTAAACAGGCGTGGGCAGTTGAATCGCGTTGGAAGTATCTGAGAGAAAAGTGTGACAAGTGCGATGAGCACGGATATATTCATTTCATAAGCCCTCAGGGACATAAGGTAACTGAGACATGTGATTGCAGACAGCAAATCCTTGAATATTTTCTTAAAGAAGCCGAGATAGTTCAGATTGAAAATTCTCGATATAGTAAAGACAGTATAGATGTGTGGTTTGGATATACTTCAGAGAGTGGTGATAGTTATAAACAAGTAAGGCGTGTATATCAAGGAGAAGATTTTGAAGAGATAAGCAAGTGCTATGGTTTAGTTTTCCTTGACAAGGGTGATGCTCAAAGATACTGTGATTATCTAAACAAGAAAGTTATTGAAAAAGCAACTGCAAAACTTAAGGGGAGTTAATATATGTATTGGAGTCAAACATGTCCAATTTGCGGTAAAACAGTGCATTATTGGGCAAATTGCAGTAGAAGCACAAATCCTGATTATGACAATTACGGATGGTGTACACAAGGCAGAGGGCAGTGGAGGAAAAAGCAGTTTTTCCATTTGACGTGTTTAAAATCAATAGCAAGAGGTAAGAAAGAGTATGATTGATAACTTAGAAGATGCAATCGCACACGCTAAAGAAGTGGCAGAAAAGCGGAGAAAAGAGGCAGGTGCTTGGGAAGACATGTGCTATAGAGAAAAGGTGAACTTGCCTTCAGACTATAAGATTTGTCTTGAATGTGCCAAAGAACACGAACAGTTGGCAGAATGGCTTACGGAGTTAAAAGAGTACAGAGAGGGAAAACGCACTTGTCAAAATTGCAAATATGATATGAATGAGGCAACGGCATATCCTTGCACAGTTTGCAGAAATAATCACCCTAATATGTTTGAGTGGAAAGAGGGTGAGTGAATGGGAATTAAGAAACAAAAGCATAGCGAAGAATATGAACGTGGTTATAGGTGCGGTTATCAA